GCGTGACCAAAGAGGCGTACCTGTCACCGAACCAGGTCGTGTACAGCCTTTCGCTGGGCAGCGATGTGGGTGACTGGGATTTCAACTGGATCGGCCTCGTCAGCACCGAGGACGTGCTGTTCGCAGTTGCTTATGTGCCGTTGCAACAGAAGCGCCGGGAGATCCCGCCGCTGCAGACGGGCAACAACCTGACGCGCAACTTCCTGGTGGTATTCGACGGGGCCCAAGAGCTGACGGGGGTCACCATTCCTGCAGAGACCTGGCAGTACGACCTAAGTGGGCAGCTGGCCGGAAAGCTTGACACGGCGTTGCTGGCCGGCGGCACCACCGGCGACGTGGCGGTGGGTACCGGCAACGATGCGCAGCCGATCGACTGGGTACCCCGGGGCGCCATTGCCGCGGCGGCCGTGCCGATGGCGGCTCCGTTCCTGGCTGAAGCTGGCGCGCGTTACTGCCTGCTGAGCAATGCGGCCACGGCAACCCTGCCGCCCGCTGCAGGCCTGGCGACTGGCGATGCCGTGGCATTCGTGAAGGTGGCTGCGGCTACACAGCCGCTGGTGACGGTTGAGGGCACGGCGAGCGAGACGATCACCTTTAACGGGATCACCGACACCGGGTTTTATCTGGACATTAACGCAGAGGTCATCGTCGTCTGGAACGGCGCTGGCTGGGAGGTATAACGCATGCCAATTTCACTAAAGGCTGGGATGGGTGGCGGCGCCATTTCGCAGAAAATGCCCGCTATCAAAGCAAGCATCGCGCTATTAGATGCCCAGCCAGGTACTCGAAACTGGACTGTTCCTGATGGGGTTACACGCATTCGTGCCTTTGTAGTTGGCGGCGGCGGCGGCGGGAACCTCTCCTCAAGCAATGGGCGTGGCGGTGGAGGTGGAGGCTATTCCGAAAAAACAATCGATGTTACTCCGGGGCAGGTTTTTTCCTACACGGTAGGCGCCGCTGGAATACCAGCACAATCAACATCGATAGGCGGAACTCAAGGGGGTAGCAGCTCTTTCGGTGGCTTGATAACCGCCACCGGAGGTACGGGGGTAACTAGCGCTGCAAATGGAGTCGGGGGGGGGGGTTCTGGCGGTGACGTGAACACGTCAGGCGGTGCTGGCTATGGCACTGATGGAAATGGGCCGACCGGCGCTGGAGGAGGTGCCGGTCACGCTTATGGGAATGGTGCGGCCGCCGGCATGTATCGGGGTGGCGGCTTTTTGGATCGAGGTGCTGGCCTGATCGACGGCTGGAAGCTCGGGATCCCGGCTGGTCTTATGAATTACGGCATAGGGTCGGTTTACGCTAACCAGAATGTGAGCTTTGTGCCCGGCTTAGGTGGTGGCGGATCTTCCGGTGTCGATGCTGGCATTGGTGGAGGTGGTGGTAATGGGGGGTCTTACGGCGGCACGGGCTTGGTGGGCATTGAGGTGGTGGTATGAACTACGCACGCATTTCTGATTCAGTAGCAGTCGAAACGTGGACTGATGGCGGGCTAGGCCTATCGCCAGCTGATGTTTTCGTGCCCGACCTGGCCGCGCAGTTCGTGGTGGTGCCAGACCAAGTTCAAGCCGGGTGGCTACTGAAAGATGGCAGCTGGTCGGCGCCTGAATCGGTCGAGACCATCGCCAGCCTCGGCACCATCATCACCCGCGCCGCCTTCCGCTCGCGCTTCACGCAGTCGGAAAAAATCGCCATCGAACTGGCGGGCCTCGACGACCCGTCAGCCACGATGGAGGCGCGCAGCCAGGCCGCCGCGATCCGTACCTATCAAAAGGACGTGGATGCTGCGGAATACATCGACCTGACCGACCCTGCGACCGCTGGCGGTGTGCAAGCGCTGGAAGCTGCTGGGCTGCTGGCAGAGGGGCGTGCCGCTGAAATCCTCACAGCCCCGGTGCTGTGGTCGGAACTGCCGAGCAACCTGCAGCAAAGCATGCCTGCATGACCTGGGCCCCGGTGACCATGCGCTGGCCCGAGCAGGCCACGCAGTGGATGGCAGAGCTCGACGAGGCCAAGACGCTCGCCGGCGGCGAGCTGGCCAGCACGGCGCAGCGGCTCGCCGGGCTCGACGGGCTGGCTACCACCAACCCGGGACCGGTAGGCGGTGCGGCCGCCGGTGCCATCGCCACCGGGCGCGCCGCGCTAGGCAGCCAGCTGGGCGAGGCGCCTGCGTGCCTGACCGTGACGCCGTTCCAGAGCGGCATCGGCCAGGGGCGCGGCAACCAGCGCTTCCTGTCGGCGCCGAACCTGCTGCAGCAGCTCGCCGGCAAGCTGGTGGACCCAGCCGACCAGGGCAAGCCCAGCGGGCCGCAGTACGCCCTTTCGCTCTTGTTCCTTTCAACCCGTTTCGATCAGTTGGCCGACACCCTGGCGCGCTTCAATGCGTTGCTGCCGGTACCGGACCTGGTGCGTGCCGAGCGACGTGCGCGACACCTGTCACGCCTCGAGGCGGAAAAGTGGGAAATGCCCAGCGCTGGCCCCTTGCCCCGTTGGGGCGCGCTGCCCCTGGAGCGTTGCACGGTGACCAAGGCCGCGAAGCAATCGATCGCCGGCCAGCTCGCCATGCTGGAGAGCTACGCCGCCGACAGTTCGCCGATGGCGGACCTCGCCGCGCTGGCTGGCCGCAAGGCCAGCCAACAGCAGGGCCGCGACCAGCAGCTGGCGGACCTGAAGGCACTGCTGGCCAACGGCAGCGCCGACACCAGCATGCGCGCCCGACTGATCGGCCCTGGTGATGCCAGCGAGCTGCGCCGGCAGCTGCTCGAGGGCGATGCGCCAGGGCACGAATGGGTATTGAGCGCGGGCCTGCTGCTGGTAGGTTCGCTGGATGGGCTGAGCTTTGTACGGGAGCTGGTGGGGCTATGACGCTGCTGCTCGACGGTGAAAAGGTGCGAGGCAAGGGGCTGAAAATCACGGCCAACCTGCGCATCGAAAGCGACGACATGTCCGGACAGACGAGCAACAGCACGGCGGCGCACAAGGGGTTCAAGCCGAAGACGCTGACCGTCTCGCTGATGATCCCCTTCGTCGACCAGGTGCAGCTGCGCGACCTGATGCGCCTGGCCGAGGCCACCGAAGGCGGTGGCCAGCTGAAGACATACCGCATCGTTAACGACACCGCCACGGCCTTCGGCGTACGCCAGGTGCAGTTCTCCGATGGCGTCAGCGCGCGTGAGGACGACACCCTGGCGGCGTGGCGCGTGCAGTTCACCCTGGCGGAAAAGCTCTCCAACCCCGAGCGGGTGGAGAAGCGCCGCCAGCCCAACGCGGTCACCAGCCAGTCCGCGCCCGGGCAGGCGGTCAGCTCGACCGGCACCGCCGCCGGCGATGGAGCAGCTGCACCAGGACAGGAGCTCACCGGCTTCGAGGCGACGCTGAAGAAGCTGGACAACTACCTGGGCGGTTCCTCATGAGCATGAAGCTGCACAAGGTGCTGACCATCGCCGGTACCGCCTACCCGCTGGTCAAGGACGAGGTGCGACTGGAGCTGAAAAGCCCGGGCCGCGCCTCGTTCACTATCCAGGCCGACGCCCCGGTGAAGGGGCTGGTGACGCTCGACATCGGCTACAACGAGGCGACGCTGCAGCGCCACTTCATCGGCTACGTGGAGCGCTGCACCGCGGCCAACAGTGTGCAGCAGGTGCTGATGTGCCGAGAGCTGGCGGCGATCCTGGCGAACCCGATGCCGATGAACCTGCGCCATGTCGACATGACGATGGTGCTCGCTGCCGTCAGCGAGAAAACCGGGCTCCGCTTCCGCGTGCCCGAGCGGCCCTATGCAAAGGTGAAGGCGCCCTTCTTCTACAGCCTGGCCGCCGGGTACCAGGCGATGGACAGTCTGGCCCGCGTGTTCAACATCCCCGACTTCATCTGGCAGCAGCAGGGTGACGGCGAGCTGTTCGCCGGCAGCTGGGCGGATAGCTTCTTCGGTGCTCGAGCACCGCTGCAATTGCCGGTCGAGCTGTTCGACGGATACCAGGGCAACCAGAGCGCCATGATCGCGGCCCTGCCCGGCCTGCGGCCTGGTGCATCGATCAACCAGGGCGAGCGCATCACCAGCGTGACGCTCGCCGACAACAAGATGGCCATCCGATGGACGACGCAATCCGCCGCAGCGTAGAGCGGCAATTCCCCGAGCTGACCGGCGGTTATCACCTGCCCCGCTTCGGCCGCGTGGTGGCGGTACCGGATGCGCCGGCGG